GCGGTTTCCGCGGCTTTGATGGGTCTGAGTGCTCTGGCTGCTCTGACTGCTCTGGCTGCTCTGGCTGCTCTCGCTGCTCTGGCTGCTCTGACTGCTCTCACTGCTCTGACTGCTCTGACTGCTCTCGCTGCTCTGACTGCTCTCGCTGCTCTGGCTGCTCGCATGTTGCCTGGTTAACAAACAAAAATAATCTACAGGCTAACCCTGATACACCAAAAGTCACTGGACCACCGCCGGTGCCAAAAATCTCAAATATTCACCAGACCGTTTATGCCGCTGCTTCAAATCCAAAGGCGCTGGATATGAAGAATTGGCATACATGCGCCAATACGCACTGTTGGGCTGGTTGGGTGGTTACCCTTGCTGGAGAAGAGGGGAAATCTCTAGAAGGGTTCTTTGACACACCACTTGCAGCAATGAAAATTCTCGATGCAAGTTCTCCGCACAAGGTCTCGCCTGTCAGGTTTTTTGAAGGAAATGATGATGCTTTGCGACATATGAAAGAATTGGCTGAGTTAGAGGCGGCATCATTATGAGCAAGCTAGCGCATAGCAATCAAGAATGCATGGATGAAATTGAGCGTCGATCAGTTATTGACGGCGACTACATGGATTCGAAAGATAACGGTCCGCCTGAAATAGATTTTCCCCCCTTCATCGCCGCCCTCAAAACAGGCGGCACCAAGGAAGAAGCGATCTTTGCGCTGGAGAGGATGTGGGAGGAACAGTGTGGGCTGCGGGCAGAGATAGAGAAATTGCGTGGTGTTCCTCAAGAACAATTAGCTTGCGACTGTGGTGCGCCCACAGAAGGAGAATGGGCGGACAAGCACACAGCCGGATGCGCGTTGCGCGCGGAGATAGATAGACTGCGTAACTTTTCAGATAAAGCCATGAAAGAATGGCAGCACGCACTTTGTCGCGAAGGCAAAATGATCGGAAGGATAACTAGCCCCATATCACAATCGGATTCCGACTCATGACCGACATGATTGGAGAATCCCAGCTCGAATGGGAAAAAATTATCAGTGCTCTTGTTGAAGGTCTTGCCGAGTTGCGAACACAGATAGAAGAGACGCGCGCAGAGAAAGAAAAACTACGCGCCGATGTAATCGAGGAATGCGCCGCGCTAATGCAGCAGTGGGCGGATGATGCCGGTGAATTCCCGTACGACGAGAAGCACTCCACGTACTACAACACTTGTAGAAGCGCAGCTCGCGCAATCAGAGCGCTAGCAAAGACTTCGGAGGACTAATCATGACAAGTTTTCGTAAGAAGCCCGTAGTGATCGAAGCTTGGCAAGTTTGGCTTCGTGGCCCAAACGCCAGCAAATATTTTGATGAAATGCCTGTATGGCTTGAAGATGCTTTTCGTGGAGGCGTCGCAAGGAACGACGGCCCTAACATGGATAAGGCAAAGGTGAAGATTAAAACGCTAGAGGGGGATATGATCGCTGATGATGGCGACTGGATTATTCGCGGCATCAAAGGCGAATTATATCCATGCAAGCCAGACATCTTCGCCGCGACTTACGATCCGGTGGTTTAACGCCCATGACCGATCCTTTTGAGGGCACGAGGTTAAGTTGGGAACAAATTGCCAATGATATTTTAGGAGAGAACAGCGAGTTGCGTGGCGCGCTCGAAGAATTAGAAAGTTCGGTGGCCCCTACGATGAAATCGGAGAATCGTCTTACTCAAAGACTTGGTAACGCTTTGCTTCGAGCGCGCAGGGTTTTGGCTAGTTTGGATGGCCAATTTCATTCGGGCGGTGCTTAAATGACCAAACGTAAAGGCGGTTGTGCCGTGTTTCAATTCGAGATTGATCGTGTCAGGTGGCTTGGTACGGCCAAAGGCGACATTTCTAGCGAGATTACCTTCGAGACAATGAACGACCGCCTGCATCATATCGCCCGCACGGCAATAGCTGACACGATTACGAACGGTGGTACTTTCGTTTTTGTTGTGTCTCCCAAAAAGATCAAGATGGTGCAGCGAACCGACGCGGATGACCGCCCATGACCAACACAATCGCACCGCCGACATTGGAAGAGTTGAATGAGAGAATTGTTGCTATTGAGGACCTTAGAAACACTTGGCGCGATCTTCCTTCTAAAACCCCGTTCGATCTCGAGCTGTATTGCTTGTACGCGGTGCGGGATGGTGTGGGAGCGAAGCGTCAAACTGAACTAGAGGACGCTAATAATGCGTGCATCGAATTAGCAGCAAAGCATGGATATGCAACTGGCCACGGCGATACGGTCGGCGACATCATGCGTGAATTTAATGCGCAAATACCTGATCGCGCCCAATCACCATGGATGGACATAGAGACAGCGCCGAAGGATGGGACAGAAATTCTCGGGTTATTTTTTTATCCTCGCGACGAAGATTCTTATCCAATGCTGTCGGGCCCTTGGACCACTTGCTTTAAGGATGGCAAATGGCGGTCGAGTTGGGATGGCGAACAAGTTCTGGAATATATGAGTGACTTTGGATCGGAGTACAAATCTCCGTTTTGTGATCCAACACACTGGATGCCTCTCCCCGAATTTATACCGGATGCCAAGGCCACTCACAATCACGGTGAGGGTGATCCGTCAGTGATGCCGGATCGGTCTGGGGGTGATGTATGACTGAATTACCAGTTGATCCTAGGCGGACTGTTTTTAGCATCTTAGCAATTAGCTGTATGTCAGCTGGTGCTTGGATGATGTGGGGATTTGGCGGATTCCTATTTGTCTTCGGTCTCTTCATGGCGATTGATTTAAGCTCAGATGAGGCCCTTGAGCGCATAACCAAAACTACACGCGGCAAGACCGCTTCATCGAAGCGGGAGAACCAATAATGGCTTGGTGCCCCAAATGCGGAGCGGCGCATCTTTCGACAGGGGTGCATAGGTGTAAACCGCATGTGCCAGAACTTGCCGACCACCTTGCTAAGGTCATCCGAGAGCAGAAGCGCGCCTCCACGCTCTCGCCCCTAACGGAAAGGCCAAGCCATGAAGGTTGAAGTGGACATGACCAACAGTGAGGAAAGGTTTATCGTTAATTCGTGGTGGGCTACTTGCCCGGATTCCGTACTTAGAATTTTGAGTGATCAAATCGTTGCCGCCTCAGCAATATGGCCTGAACTAAAAAAATACCAGATTGGCACGATAGCTCCCTCGTCTACATCTCCACAGGAGAGCGCCAGTGAGTAAAAAATTCCCGGTTGACGATTGTCAAAAACGTCACCTCATTGCGGCGTTGCAACAAATTAAAGTCGTATGCGAGGACAAAAGGCTCGTGAAGGATATAGGCCCAAGCGAGCGAATGACGCTGTTTTTCATTCATCAGATATCAGAGCAGGCGCTACGCGCGCCTGTATCCACAGCGGGGAAGCCATGACTCGCGCTGTTCCCCTCGATGGCATCAAAATCTCTCGCAGAGATGCGCTGGAACTTGTGAGACGTATGAATGAGAATTGGCCAGGAAAGTACCGGCTGGATTGGCGAAATGAAAGGAACCCACTCTTTAGGCCGGAATATTATCAACAAGCCAACGCTAATTAGAAAGCGCCCAGGAGACTATGAGCCGAACCGCCGCCAGATTTACTCAAGCTGATGTTGCGCGATCCATTCGCGCAGCAAAGCAGGCTGGCGCTGGCTCGATCCGACTCTTCCCGGACGGCACGATAAAGATTGATTTACAAGCCGATACTGTAGTGGAAAAGTCGCAAAATACAGTTGAAGATAGCGAGGAGGCATTCCTTTGATAGATATGCCCCGCCCTCGCCCGCCTCACCTGCTTAGGGAAACTACCCGTCACGGCACAGTGGTCTGGTATGTCCGTGAAGGACGCGGGCCGCGCATTCGAATAAAAGAAGCGTACGGGACGCCAGAATTCGAAGCTGCGTACCAGGCCGCGGTTAATGGAAACCCTAAATCCACAAACATAAAAACATCTAAGGGAAGCCTGGAATGGCTCTGGATGCTCTACCGACAAACTGGGGCCTGGACAAAGCTATCCATGGCTACACGTGGTCAGCGTGAGCGGATCATGCGTCAGGTTTTAAAGACCAGCGGCAATCTCCCTCTCTCAAAAATAACGCCACGCGCCATACAGTTAGGTATTGAACGTCGTAAACCGTATGCAGCTCGTCATTTCGTTGACACCATGCGCGGCATGTTCAAGTGGGCAATCGGCGCTCAGCATGTCAAAGACGACCCCACGGCCGGTAAGGCTGTAGCGAAGCCAAAGACAAAAGGCTTTGTGGTATGGACTGAAGAAGAACTTGAAAAGTATGAGGCATATTGGCCATTAGGAACGCGGGAGCGCGTCATGTTTGGCGTCTACTGCTTCACAGGTCTACGGCGGGGCGACGCGGCCAGGCTCGGCAAACAGCACATCCGTAACGGCGTCATCGCGATCGATACTGAAAAGACCGGCACCCGAGTGACAATTCCCGTACTCCCAGAATTGGCTGAAATCATCGCGGCTGGCCCGACTGGGGAGCTATCGATCATCGCCAGCAAAAAGGGACAGCCGATCCGGAAAGAGTACCTTGGAACCATGTTCAAGGAGGCATGCCAGGCGGCAGGTATTCCAGACAAATCTGCCCACGGCATCCGGAAGGCGGCTGCAACTCGGGCAGCCAACAACGGTGCCACTGTATCTACCCTGGAAGCGATATTCGGCTGGGAAGGCGGGCAGATGGCATCGCTCTACACCCGCGCTGCTGACCGCCGCAAATTAGCTGCGGAGCATATAGGAAAACTGTCCAAAACCGGAACTTCTATTCCCGCACCTCGTGGGAAGGTGCGGGTCTGAGCGGTGAAAACTCAATCATATCAAGGGTATTTTTCAATGTTGGTGGGGGAGGAAGTTCTAAAACTTCCAAGCTATATCAAATACTTACAAAAAGGTGCGGGTGAAACAGCCCCATTGACGGTAAAGGCGAATTTTGAGCCATCCCCGCACCTTTTGGCGCTCCAATCCTCACGCCGCGACCTGCTCTCAGTGCGGTCCAAACACGGCGAGCGCCAGAACCTGGGCGCGCTGATCTTCAGTAGGAGGTACAAACGTGCGTTGGATCATCAGCGAAGATGTAGACATTAACCGAGCATTTCGGTGGGGGATGATCTTCGGGCTATTTATGGGGTGGATACTATGGGCGTAATGAATGGCAATCAGGGAGGTGTGGCAACATGACTTCAATCAGCGCCATAAAATCTTACAAGGACGGACATGTCTCGGTGCGAGTCAACCTAAAATCCATGGGATATAAAAGCGACAGCGTCACCGTCCAAGGACGTACTGATATGAGTTCGGCAGAAGCGCGAGACCTTGCGAAAGCGTTGATCTTAGAGGCTGATCGAGCTGATGCGAAAGTCTCAGCTAAAGTCGCATCTGATGCGCGTCGAAAAAAATGGCGTGATCGAGAGGTTTCGGCTGGTCGGTTGGTGGTCATCAGATGAAGAGCTTAAGCATGACGATGGATGAGAACCACCCGATTTACAAAGCCATCGACAGAGGTGGTGGGCAAACCTGCGACATCGCTGGCGTCATCCGCGAGCTGGATAAGGCCGGGTTCGTGATCGTACCGCGAATGAAGAGCATAACTGACAAAAAACCAGAGCTGGTCACAGAGACGACCGCAAGGGCCATCTATGAGGCGCGGAATGGAAGGGGTTGCAAGGCGTGGAGCCTGCTGCCTGGCTCTCACAAAGAGCCATATCTGGCCGACGCCAAGGCCGCGATAGATGCTTATCATGACTACATTCGCCGACATTCGTGACCGAACATCGAGGAAGCCATGATCCGCATAGAGAACGATACGGTGTATTTTAGCTCCGGAAAGACGGCTTATGCCAACTGCGGGATTATAGGCCTGTCACCGGAGCTTGAAATTTCAGAAGGCTACGACGGCGGGATTGATTGGCCGGTATACGGAGAACCTCGAGAGTGCAATCTAACGGCAGCAGACATGGCTGAGCTGGCGGATTACATGATCGAACAGTGGGCTAGATTTAAAGCTACGTTGATCGATGCTGGTTAAAGCATGTAAGCGAGGGACGAAAGATGGATGAATCTGAAACCGTTACCGTTCCCTGTTGGGCTTTAGCTTTCGTCATGGATAACGCCGATTTTTTGGACGATGGCCCGCTAGGCGAAGGGTGGAAAAGCCCGGAAATGAAGCGTGCTATGGAGGCTTTGGAGGGGGCGCTCATTGCTGGCAAATCACCACCTACAACTTACTAATTAACACCACCCAAACACCTCTTCGCCTCTGCAATCCTGCTGTCCGACCAGCCATGCGACCTCGCCCACGCTAACGCTGCGCTCTCCCCATAAACAGCAACAGCGTTACGGACCAGCGCACACCGCCAGGCTGATGGCTTATCCGCTGCATGGCCGTCCCCGATCAGGCCAAGCACAAGAGCGATAGCCATGATGGCACATCGCAGCTTCATGCTGATGAGCATTTTATTCCCCATATTTCGGAGGGCTATAATTTGGACGCGGCATCTCGCATGGGTGAGAACCGCTTCATCGTCTCAGGCGAGAACGGAGTTAATTTCGTTCGGCCTTCCGTGATGTTCGTGTTCCGGCGCACTTCGCGTTGCGTGAACCACCAAAACTCACCCGTGGCATTGATCGTGCAAAGAAACCGCGAAACATCGTCCGCACCGCCAGGATCGAATATGTGGCATTCCGCATCACCAATTGGCGTTGCCAATTGCCAAGGCGTTTTTAGAATAAGCATCAATCAATCTGATTTCTGCATAGGCTTCCGGACTTGTGTGTCATCATGCCAAGGTCTTCTGCGCGAGCTTTTCCGATCAGAAATCCAGCCAGGCACCCGAAGATGATCCCACAAAAGACCACCTTCATCACACTCTCCGGAAAGCGATAGCGCCACCAACAGACCGGGGTCTGGTTCTAACCCTGCCTCCATCATTGCCGCTGTGAACAATCCAATGCGCCCCTTGCCGGCCAGTGATGACTCCCACGTGATGGCGCCAAACAACTACAGCCCCAATCTCAGGACCGCTCGCCGGCCTTCCCTCGCGCGCCCATTCACGAGCAATCCAAAGACGTCGATCAGATTTGCCAAAATACTTGCTCATATAGATGCCACACCACGGTAAGCCATGATGCGATCTACGAGCGCGCGCCTCAGCGTTCGACAGCAATGCGCATAGCATTGCCGCCGCAATAACAATGCGGAGCATGTCAGACCTCATGTTTTGACAAATAAAAAAGCCGCCCCGAAGGGCGGCTAGTTTAATTGGTTGATGGAATTTACTATGTAAGGTGAAGCATCGTCACTTAGTGACGATCTGCTTCACGCTACCTGGGGCGTCGCCAGTATAATAGAAACCATCACTTCCAAGATAAATGTTCGTTTTCGAGTAAACTATAGGAGGCCTCGCTCCCTTCATGGCGAAGTAAAAACTATCAGACAGCTTCTGGTGACCAACGTCGTTTGGAGCGAATTGTTTGTCAACCATGTCACCTGCTGAAAGCAAAGTACTATTATCAACAAGAGTGACTGAGCGTCCGTCGTCAGTAAAGTTTTTTACAAGATCAGCTATTATTGCATTGAATGTTGTGAACTGAGCGCCGGAACATGGGTCGCCAGGAAGCGAAGTTTTAAAAATATTAGCAACGTATACTGATGCAGCTGCAGGCTGCGTGCTCCCGGCGATATACTCTATGCCAACAGTACCAGATACCATTTTGATAACTACGGTATGTGCCCCAGCCGCAAGCCCAGAAAACCTGAACGTCGCTGGCGCTCTATAAATTCCAGCGCTCGTCTGGAATCCTTCACCATTGCTAGAAATACGGCCAACAGAAGTACCATCTACAAAAACCTCTGCATCGCCTGCCAAAGGTTTACCGAAGGCGTCCTCTAGAATTACACCAACATATACCGCTGTTCCGGATACACGCGCAGAAGCTGTAGCGGACTTATCGTTACTGGCCTTCCCAACGGACCACGTATCTTTAGGATTTACCCATTTTCCCGTTAGGGTCATCATGGCATCACGCATTGTCACACGAGTTGGCATGATTTGCGATGCGATCACCTCTCTTAGGATGTTCTTATAATGAGCTTTAGCGATCGCAGTTGGATATTTTCTGCAATCTGTTGCCCCAAGCATTACGGTAATCGTGTCTGTCGCGGCAGAGGTTACACCCCTCGCTACAATTGCCTGATCGGCAGCCTGAGCATTAACAGCAGAATAATTAGAAGTAGTAGCCGTTAAAGCAGCATCAAGAACAGACACGTATGACTTGGCGGGGATAGAGGCCCCAAGTCCCAACGTTACTTCATCCCCAAAATGCTTACTTCCTGCGAAAGAAATGGATGACGCCAATAACATTGCACATATGATGGTGAATATTTTTATCATCGTAACACCGTAATTGTGAATGGGGTGCTGTATATTGTTGATCCGTTATAATCTGTGGTGACAAACGACACTACGAGAAGGTCGTCTGCGTAAACATACGCATTAGCTATGGCCACACCACTTGGAAGTGTAGATGATGCCGCAAAAAGAATTCTGTCTCCTGCATGTATCCCGGCAACATATAATAAAAAATTTGAAGTTGCGTATGGAGGTATATATCCCAAATACCAATCTACATTTTGGTAGAAGGTATTTGTAGTCGCAGAAAATCCGTTAGGAGGAACAGATCCTACAACTGCTGTTTCACCCGTCCCAATCTGCGCGTTTGCGTGATCGATATTTGAAAAGCATAGGAGAGAAAGTACAATGAAGATAAATCTCATTGGATATCTCCACTAATGAAGGCATGCGCACTTTCTGTTTTATCAAAACAACCTGTCGTGCTTACAGCAATGACGATTCCATTTGTGAATTTAGGGGGGGAAGTAAATCCATACGACCTAGACGGCGTATTGGCTGGAACGCCATAACACTTGGCAGACGTATTGGGTGGCGTAAGCGGTCCATCTGCAGGAGCAGACGTGGCATCGAAGATCATGATCCACCAAGGTGACTGCAGCAATGTGCTGTCTACAGATACTTGAAATCCGGTTAGGCTCTTGTTGGCAGAGGCTGGTATTGCAAGATTTGAAGCAATCGCTGTGGTTGAGCTATACGCTGTTGGTGTTCCTGCAGAAACAGAAACAGTTCCCTTAATACATTGATTGCCATCTTTATCCTGATAGATTGGCTTTGCTTTTCCAAGATCATATTGTGCCGGAGGGTTGCTGCAGCTATCTATGACGATAGCCTGATCAGCTCGAACAGACCCATGAAAAAAGAACAGCACAAAGAGTGCCGTCGCAAGAATGCGAAGCATTGGGTAACCTCTCTTATGTAGATTTAAGTTTTAGGAGTATTGGCCGTCGATGCCGGCACGGCGAGAACCGCGGATAAAACCCTCTCCACGTCGGAGGTCTGAAAGCTCTTTAGCCATTACCTGGATGTTACCTTCCGCAGCGACAATGCGCAAATCAGATAGCGCTATTTGCTTTTCGTTTGTGGTCTGCTTTTCTGCTAGTGACACCAAAATGGTTTTAACGGTGTCTTCGATAGATTTGACACGATAGTCTAGCATATCCAACCTGCTGCCGAACTTATGCCAGCTTCCGATAAACCCTATGAGCGCCAGAGCGATAACGATTAGATTTCCGACATTGATATTTAAATCAAACGTCATGATGAGATTTCCTAGCCGTTAAGGAATTGCAGCTAGGACCATTCCCAGCCTTTCGACGAATTTCAGTTCGTTGGAAGGTTAGGGCGTCAGCCAGTGTTCAGACTGGCTGACGCCCGTTTTCATTTTTGCTTTTGAGTGACAGTTGAAGGCGCGACAGCGTTAGTTGCTGCCATTCTTTGTTGACCGCGCACCATCATGCGATCACCGAACCAGAAGCCCATGATGGCACCGAAGATAGCTGACGTGTTTTCATCCCATATCAACTTCACCAACTGCCCAAGGTCGTAGCCGCTGTTGATGCCGTAGATCGTGAGACAAACTTCCAGAAATATCCAAAGATGGAAGAAGATCAGCGTAATATAAGGACGGACAAAAACGGCCAGTGCGTCCACAAAACGGACCCCAGAAGGGCCGCTAGCCAACTCATAAATATGGTCCGCCTGTCGAATATCAGCCTGAGCATTCGCAAGATCAATCTGTAACGCGATGCCGTCTTTAGCAGCCTGCATCTGGAGTTCAGCGATTGCGAGTTGCTGGGCATTGTTAGCCTTTAACGTTAGCCATTGCATGATCGCAGGGACCATGCCGGTAACTGCACCGAGGATGGCGACGATGCCGGTGATCACGGCTTGCTCGCGAGGTTTTGGATCGCTGCATCTTTTTGGGCAGACCCGGACGACGACCCAACCCAGAAACTCACTACCTGTCCAAACGCCGCCCCCAGCGCACCTAGCATCACAAGCATTACTTCCGGTGGGGCGTTGCCTTGCGTCTTAGTGGTTATCACAAGGATAAGCACTCCCATGAACCCGACGGTCACGATCACAGAGATCAGCACCCGCCCCCAGTCATTAAGGCCGTTCATCTACGCCCTCTTTGGTTTGAATAAATCCACAACCCTGCCCCAAAATGTCGGCGCGAGATCAGGGCGCGTTGACCCGATTGGCGGTAAGGTAATTTCTGGCGGTATTGGTGTTTGTGCGCTGTCAGCGAATTTAATTGACGGATCTATCGCCATCATCGTCATCAACAGCCCGGCGCATCCAGGCTGGCTATCAACTGTATTCGGAGCGTAAACGCGATCGCGAATGTACTTGCCAGACGTGTATTGATTGGTGCCCGCCCAGATATAAGGAGAAGGTTTTCCCCTATTGGCGTAGCCAAGTCCGTTGTACATTTCCAACAGCGTCAGAGCGCCGCCGACGCTCCAATCCTTCCATTTGGCTGCGTAAGGCGAGCAATTCACAAGCGCATCTACCGCACCGTCTTCCCAGGTCTTGAACGGTCCTCGCCCTTTGGGGACATGAACCGATACCTTGTTAAGCGGGTCACCCTGCCCCAGCTGGGTGTTCCAGTTCTGTGAGGCTTCACGTTCATGGATGACCGCAATGACCCACCAAGGAACACCCGTCTTGGCTTCCACCGTCTGATAGCGAGGTTTCGAAGCAATAAGCGACTTCGCAGCCAGACCTAACTTTCTGGTGAGCTTGGCATCCGCCCAGCGCTTTGCATTCGCCTGTTTAAGAGCGTTGATATCGGTCATAACTGGTCTTTCGTGTAGGACTATCGAGCGCGACGAGCGTGGAGGGCGCCGAATGCTGTAAGCGTGCTGACTGTAAAAGTGCCCAAGGCGATAAGATATACTGTCGTTGTTGCTGCAAGGCTCAATCGATAAGGCCCTACCGGAATAGCGTAAGTTAGACCGGAGGTCGGAACTATCTCACCGAAATATAGAAGACTTGCTTTGCCGGGCGTGACATCGATAGTGTTCGTGGTACCTGATAAGTACGCTCCCACATTCGTGACGGCGGTAGTGGCCGCAGTGTTGTACGAGACGTTTCCGGAAACATCCCAATCACCAGCTGGCAGAGATATGCTTGTTACCGTCTTGGCTACAGTCGAAGTCAGAGAGACTGCGGAACCAGTTAAGACAACACTCTGAATATACTCGCCGACATTGCCAGACGTTGCGCTGCCCGTAGTTGGTTCGCCCGGATATTGACCGGCGCTGACCGTTACTCCGCTGACTTGCAAAACGTTGCCTGTGCCAGTGGAGTTGAATGTCTTGTTGGTCAGAACATCAGTGGTTGCCTTTCCTACCAGCGTATCGGTGCCAACAGGCAGTGTAAGCACATTTGAACCGGCCACTGCTTGCGCATCAAGGGTAACCGCACCGCTGGTTGAGCCCGCGATCTTTAGTCGCCCAACCGCTCCAGCAGAACCAAACGTCTTAATACCGGTTACAGTCTCAGTGTTTCCGAGCGTCATGACAGTGCCGGACGCGGCCGGGCCTGTCAGCACGGTCCCGTCAATCAGTGTGAGCGTTGCTGACGTCGCAGGCGGGGTGATGATGACCTTATCGTAGGTTCCATTGGTGAACGTCGCGCCCACGAACGTGCCACCCGTCACTGTTTTCCCGGTAAAGGTCAGCGCCGCTGGAAGGGAGAGCGTTGGGTTACCAGCAGTCCCCGCCCCGTTCGTAACGGTTACTTCGTTCGCTGTGCCCGTCAGCGTTCTCTTGGTGAAGGCATCTGGGCCTGTTTGAGTGAGTAAACCCGGGGTAGCGTCAAGTGCCGCTAATGCTACAAGCGTGTCATCGATCGGTTGGAAGATTCCACCGAAAATTACGGTAATAGCGGCGATGTCTAAGCTGAAGTCATATCTTACACCAGTTATGGTGAGGATGATTGGGCTTTGGGCAGTCACGTCCGCCGGGAATTGCGTGCGAACTTTTAACTTAAGCGCCATCTTTAGTTTCCTTCAAGCACAGCGATGGTGCCGATGATGATGTCGGCGACAAATCCGTCGATGGTGACTTTCACGCCTAGCTTGTAGGTACCGGCACATAGACGTGAGAGGTCAGTGTCCTCGAACTGCCACCAGAATCCAGGGCCTGGGACCATCACCTTGCCGTTCGCGATGGAAGCGGTTACGAGCGCTACAGTTGGGCCTGATGAAAAAACGTCGCAGCATCCATCCGGTAAGGCGCTGATCGTCACGACGATATCGACAGTCAGAGCTGGGTCGGTTAGGTCCGTTGTGGTCCCGTTCTGGTCATCGACGAGTTCGCAGATAGGACTCGGCCAAGTCCCCCGATTGGAGATTGTGGCGAACTGGCCTGTGTACATTTTTGAACCTTGAAATGAAAAAGGCGGCCCCGAAGGACCGCCTTTGTTGGAATGAGCAGATTATAAACGCCGAACCTGCCGTTAATGTAGCCTACCAAACAGTGCCAAGCGGTGTAAGCTTGTTATAATTAACTACAAAACTTCTTGATTTTACTCACAAATTACAAAAAACTGCTAAATCAACACTCTGCAGAAAATCCACTATCCATACATTTTTGTGTATTGACGATGTGTATACAAATATGAACTATACTCACAACTATCACCGCTATCACCATCATCACCATCCAAATACTCGATATGAGATGCAAAACCTAAATCACCATCACAACAACGATCAAGCTCAGAAACCGAAAGAGGACGCCAATGGCCCCCGCCGCCGCAACGAACACGCGCTCGGCAGAACTGGAAACTGCAACACGAACCACGTCCATAAACATACGCGTGTCCCAAGTAACCCGCCAATTGATCGACACGGCAGCAGCTGTAGTAGGTAAATCGCGTACTGAGTTTATGTTGGAGAGTGCAAGACAACATGCAATCGACGTACTTTTAGATCAGCGGCTGTTTGTTTTGAACGCTGAACAGCATGACGCTTTCATGAATGCCTTGAATAATCCTCCATTACCAAATGCCGAATTGAAAAAACTGCTATCGAGTAAATCCCCATGGGAGAAGTGACCGATATAGGTATCGCGTTTGGAGGGAAACTAACACCTCCAAGCGCGATTACTTCCGCTCACGATTTAACTCAATTTCACTGCGCTAAAGAGCCTCTTGATGATTGGCTCCGATTCCACGCGCTAAAAAATGAAGGCCGCTCATCTCGAACATATATTGTTTCTGAAGGGCGTATTGCAATTGGCTATTATTGCCTTTCAACAGGAGCAGAAAAGTTAGCCAGCCTGCCATCAAAACTTAAACGCAATAGCCCTGATCCTGTACCGTTAATATTACTTGGACGTCTTGCGGTGGATTTAAACCATCAAGGAAGAGGTATTGGCGCAGGCCTTCTCAAAGATGCATTAAGACGCGTTTCTCAGGTTTCAAATGTAGTAGGTAGCCGAGCGCTGATCGTTCATGCCATCGATCAGAACGCTATGGCATTTTACATTAAATACGGATTCCGCGAGTTTCCATACGGGTCGCAAACTATGTTTTTGCCGATGGAAACGATAATTGCTGGTATCACCTAATCGCCCTCTTTTACACGGACCCCCTCCCTTGTTCGATCTGGGGTTGTGGTGGTAGAGGTGTGGAATGCACCCAATGTCAATAATCCGCCGCCTCTTTCCGCCCGCAGAAACGCTTGACGGTTACGAGCATCCGGAGCTTGTCGATGTCATCTTTCAGAAAACGAAGGCCTACCAACCGACCGAAGCGTGGCAGGAGATGGATGGCGTTTCGTCTGTTCTAGATTTCGGCGGCGGCTGCGGTCTGCACTACAAGCAGGCCAATTCCCCGAGCATTCGTTGGGCCGTTGTCGAGACACCCGCGATGATTAATCGGGCTAAGGAGCTTTCAACTGACCGCCTGCAATTCTTCAGCAGCATTTCAGAAGCGGCAACGTGGCTTGGAACAGTCGATACGATGTTTTCGAATGGCACATTGCAGTGTGTGCCATCACCAGAAAAGACGCTGGCTGAACTCTGCGGACTTAACGCCAAAACAATGCTTTGGCAGCGAACTTGGTTATCAAGAGATGCAACCGAAAAAGGTATGCAAAAATCATATTTAAGCGACAACGGGCCCGGTAAGTTGCGGGTCAAAGAGAAGTACGTCAGCTATCCATTTATCAAAATTCCGGAGCAGGTTTTTTTCAATGCCCACTCAGTCTATTCGCTTATCGATCGAGGACCAGATCGATTTCGGTTTAGACTTCAGAGCTTAAGATAATGCGTGATGTAGTGACAGGTTTTTACACTAGTGTTCTTGAACGCCTTATTGATCAGGGCGCAATCTCTATTTCGGATAGCGTTCTTATCGTCTGTGGCGGTCCACTAGACGAAGGGGTTGCGCGTAAAATAGGATTTAAAAACTGCACGATCACAAATATAGATAGCGAGACGTCCGCAGAATGCGAGCGGCAAGATGTGGAGAATTTAAGTTATGAAAATCAAACATTCGACATTGTAATCGTGCATGCCGGGCTTCATCATTGTTATTCTCCACATCGTGCACTTCTTGAAATGTATCGGGTGGCTAGAAAGTGCATAATTGCGTTTGAGTCTCGCGATAGCATTTTAATGCGTACCGCTGTGCGGCTTGGATTAACACTTGATTATGAAATCAACAGCGTTACGGAAGACGGTCGAGGCGGCGTTGCAGAAAGCGGAGTCCCAAACTTCATTTATCGATGGACTGAACGCGATGTACGAAAAACAATAGCCAGTTTTGATCCGGTTAGAATTCCAAGCATTAAGTTTTTCTATGATTTGCGAATCCCAATTCAACGCTTTACACAAGACGAAAATAGAGTTTGGCGCGCTATCGGTACATTGGTCGAGCCAATGTCAAAGATATTTGCCAAACTATTCCCAAGCCAATGCAACGAATTTGCTTTTACCATTTTTAAAAAAAACGATCTTCATCCATGGATTAATCAGTGATAATTTTCCATCATAATTTCAGATAAACTGTCGCTAACATCATTGGCGATGCCGTCGCATGGGCTGAGCCGTTAGTGTTACTTGATGTTACACTAATTGCGTTAGTCCCGGATGATGATATCCGAGCAACTCCAACGTAAGAATTTGGCCTCCAATATATGTCCGCTCCACCTGGAAGGGTGGAATTTTCTACATAAGCTCCCGAATCTGGGTAGTTATACGCACTGGCCACAGTAATCGCCTGCGCTGCATTCGCTGAAGTTATCCCGGTAGGCAGTTGCGCCAGCGTCAACGTCCGCTTTTCCTCACCCCCCGCTGCCCCCAACACCGTCGCAGCTGTTCCGAAATACGCAGCAGTCAACCGCCCTGCCGCGCTATTACCCATGTCATCGAGACCGGCCAAAGCCCGGCCTCGATAGTCAGGCAAAGCGATGGTTTTATTCGCTGCCCAGTCCGCAGCGGCGCTCGCACCTCGTCCACCAGAAACAGCCAAATTCACATCTGTGACGTATAGAAATTCAAATAACGCCTGAGTGTCGGCGTTTGCCCGCTCAGTAGCGCCTGATGTCGCACTTCCTATCGTGCGTCCATTACCACGGACAAATCCGGAAAGAGCCCCTGTGCCATACCTGACCTTGAGATCACCAGTTGACATGACAGTGGTCGGATCGACCGAGCCACCACCGCCACCGGACGAAGGGCCAACTACCAGAATATTGTCAGCAACCACCTGCGTGATGCCGACCGAATTGACAATCCTAACTTTGATATTACCGTCCGCAAAGAACAGCTGAGGCACCCGGCCCGCACTGTCGAGCGTTAACGGGTTAGGCCACGGGATCGTAAGCGCACTGTCTTGGAAGGCATTTTGCGGGGTTGAGGTCGTGCCCGCCTGAATGAAGTAAATTTTCCCGCCGTTTAGGGGTTTGCCAAGGCTGTCAAACTGCTGGGAAAGACTGAGTGAAATTGAACCAGCCACTATCTGATCCTCACCCGTGTCAGGAATAAGCGTTTGAGCATTGTCGATTTCCCAAAGAAAAAGCCGCCCTGGAAGGCGGCTCATTGCGTGTTTTTAGGTAGATTTGATCGTTTGGAGATGAAATGATGGACGATGAAAACGAGAAGCGATTCCAGCTCGCCTATAACTTAAGCGGTTACCAACCTAACATTCTCTTTGATCCCAAAAAACCGACTCAACTAATCATCAGTTCCGAGTTGGTAGATCATCAGGACGGGAAGGCTCAGCGGACCGGAAAATATATCCACCTTGGAATGACGACGGCAGATGCAATGCGGCTACTCGGTCTTCTGTCAGCAGTTCAACAACAATTCGGCTTTGAGGCGCATTCAGAGCCAATTCAGCACAATTTTGTTCCACCGAAGAATGAGCAGAATTGACGCTGTTATCCTTCATATCGAAAGACACGATGACCGGTTTTTCTGACATCAACACTCTCATGAAAAAAGCGCCCAAATGGGTGCTGTTGGTCTATTGCGTGATAGTGATCCTACTGGCCTGGTGGCCCTGGAACTTTTGGCTGCTCGTCGGAGCGGCTTACACCCGCAGCCTGAAGAGCAGGAACGCTGCCACCCGCCTGCTCGCCCGCAATGCGGGCCAGCCCCTTGTCAGCAGATCGCAGTGAATTGAACAAAAAAGTGTTACGTGCTATCATTTTAATACCGCGAACTAGGTTTTTTGGATCGTTCGAGGTCAGCAACTCTGCAACCTTGCGAGCGACATTTTCATTGATTTTTCCCTGACCTTTCGCAGCTCCATAAACTAGCGCAGCACTCATCAGAGCAGAAGGGTTTCCGTTTAAGATATCGCCACCCGAACCTAGACCATAAGCGCCGCCGGCAAGGCCAAGTTCTGCCAATTGCCGAGCCGTAGTCGAATTACCCTGAACAGCGTTGCGCGCAAGATCCATGATGCCTTCAACGCGGAGCCCCGCCTCTAATTCTTGCGCCTTCTGCGGACCAAGGGCGATATTTAACTTTTCACGCGCGGCTGGTGAACTCGCGATTTTGTTCAAAACACTTCGTCGATCACCAATCTTATCCAAAGTTCCGATAAATTCCGAAACAAAGCCGTCTTGGAATAACTGCCGCTCCTGTGGTGACATTTTCGAAAGACCGCGACGGGATTCCGCAGCCGACATGCTGTTACCGACAAATTTCTGTCCAGCTTCTAATGCGTCTTGTGCGCCGAAGAAATGAGAGGCCCCTGCGCGGGCTTGCCCATAACTCGGCACAGCTTCATCAAGCTTCTGAACAATAGTATTTTTTACTTCGCTTAAAGTGCCAACATCTTCACGCCGGCCAGCTTTCTTGGCGACATTAATTTCTTGATCAATCTGGCGCTTTACTAAATCCCAAAATTCCAGAGTTGGCTTGCCGTCGTTCGCCCACCGCGCAAATGTACGCTCGTTGAGCTGACCACTCGCCGACTTGTTCTGAGCTTGTTTAATCGCTGCGCCTACTGCTTCTTTGACGATAGGAGCCTGCGACAATTCGGATAGGTCGGAATCCCAAATCCCGGAACGACCTTCAAAATAAGCTTTCGCATAGGCGGGCTTATTGACCGTGCGTGCAACTTGATCAATCGCTATACTCTGCGCGTCAGCATCCGGGAAATGAAACGTGTCCCGCAGCCAGCCAGTTACTCGGTCGGCCTGGCCATCAAATCTTTCGTTAATAGTTCGGCCTAACGCTGCCCGCCCCTCAGGAGAGGTGTTGGCCGCCGATCGTGCGAGCGCCCTTGTCGTCTCACCACCAATATCCATGATGGTAGCTGGGCCGCCCGATTGAACGCTTGCCGCAAACTCTTCCGGCCTAAGTCTAGAGACTGCATTCGGGTCTGCCTCAATGTCTCGCTGAATACTTGTGGCAACCCGCCGCGCTGCCTCGCCTTCCGGATCGGTAAGACCGCGTATGGTGCCCGAAATTGGATTGAGCGCAGCCCGACCGCCACGAACAACGCCTTCAATAACTGCTGGAGCAGCACCACCCAACGCACTTCCCACTGCCGCACCGGTCGCGCCACGAGTTATCCTGTCTGCCGCGCCATCGCCCTCGCCAGCGCCAGCTAAGCCGCCAAGGGCTCCACCAACACCCGCACCCGCAGCCATACGGCCCGGCAACGTAACTGCTCTAGCCGTCACCCCTATCGGTAGCGCCACAGCGCCTGCAATATTGCCTCCCATAGATGCGATAGGATGCTGCTCTTCCGCTGTCTTAGTCAGATCGCGTTCGCGCGATACAGCCGTTTCGTACGCTTTCTTGGCATCAGCATCTCCACCCCAATACTTCAGCGCACCACTAAGCAGTTTGTAAACGCTGGCCGGCTCGTCTGGATTCGCTCCGGACGCCTCGACTAACCCGCGCATTTCATCGCTGAAATTTGCCGTAAGGCCGGAAGCTACACCTCGCGCGAAAGCATCGACCGCGCCACGATCGGGTTTTTGCTCTCCTACAGGGCGGATAGTAATGCCGCTGCCGTCCGGTGTTGTGGCAGCGTCAGCCAGTGGAGCCGCTTCCCACCAGTTCGCGCTAGCAGCGGGGCTAGCAGACGTTTTTGTCTCGGCAAGTGGAGCAATATCCCACCAATTAGCCATTAGGGCTTGATCCGCTGCGAACCGTCAGGAGCCGTGAAGGGTGTTCCAGATGGCAAGGCTTCATACTGCTGTTGAGATATAGCGCTTTGAGACGACGCCATTGGCGCGCGCCCGTTACTACCCTGCGGCTTGTAATAGGTGTTACCTCTAAGCTGATCAGCACGCTGCTGATTGAACTCAAGCCGCTTTTGAGCCAGGGCGATTGCACGATCAAAAATAGCCTGTCGAACACTGTCGGGCTTAGAGGCGGAACCCTGCAAATCAAGTAATATTTGACGTTCTCCCTCGGTCGGGTTGCCACCGAAGATAACCTTCAATTGCCCCAATGAGTTTGTCATTACTTCATTTGTGAGGTTCTCAGTCGCTATACCCGCCTTGCCGATATCGCTTGTGTCACCGAGAAATGACGCTGCATATCCGCGGACCCCAGCGCCAGGTCCAGCAAAAGCTTGTTTCGATAGTTGCTTGGCACGATTGAGACTGTCGATGGCAGAACGATTGGACACAATAGCATCATCAGCAGTTCTGATAGCCTCTTTGTCCCCAGCAGTAAGCGGCTGTGCATCTTCGCGCGGCATCTTACCGGTCAACACGAAAGACTGGTAACCTGGAGAGGATGGATCAAGGCCAATCGAAATTGCAGCCTGCTTACGCTGTTCAATCGTAGACTGAAATGAAGTGTCCGCCTCAGGTAGTTTACCCGTCAGAATGAAGGACTTCCCGGCCGGAGTTTTTGGATCGATACCGTAGGTCTGGGCCACTGCCGCACGCTGTGAAGCTGTCTCTTCCGGCCCCTCGCTATTGTTCGCAAGATTGGCTTTCGCAATCTTCAGGTTTTCAAGTTGAACACCATGAATAAATTCATCGTTCTTTAGCGCGCGCGCATCCAGCTTAGATTGACGCGCCTGATCCTGTTGACGATTCAACGCAGAAACGCCAAGCTGGGCCAGTGACAAATTACCTGACCTAATCAAAGCCATGGGATCGAGTTGGCCGCCATGTCCTAAATTGGCGAGCGTCTGTTTTACGTTCGCATCGTCTTGGGCCTTACGATAAATATCCGGCAAATCGCCAAGTGGCGAGAAATCAACACGAGGAACGGTAAGTTCAGACATGCTCAAAACGTCCCAAACTGACCAGGGCCACCAGCACCACCAAGCACGATGTTGCCTGGGCCGCCACCACCCAACAACGACGTGCCACCAGTGAGAGAGCCAGCACCCAGTTTTGCTAAATTAAGACCAAGACCCCACAAGTTACCCGAGCCAGCTAATTGAGCATTGGCAGACTGTGTGTTCTGGCCAGCGATGGAGTTCGCGGTGTTCGTTCCAAGGTTAGCGATATTGCTGGCAGTCCCTGTATAGACCGGAGCTTTCGCAGCCTCCGCACCAGCGACGCCGGCGGTCGCAGTCATCTCCGGAGAGATCAGACCAGCGAGCCGGTTTTGCCAGCCGCCATATTCCTGATCCGCCATGTGGCCAGCGCGATCCGATAATGCTGCAAGCGTATTGCCAGCAAGACCGCCAGCCGCACCACCGGCCGCAACTGCTCCACGGTTAACACCATCGAGTGCCTGTGAAACTGACCAGTCATACCCAGGGCCCGCATGGAAGGCGTCTGTGGCCCGTGTATTACCGCCCGCCCCATTCACACCAAGGCTGTCTAGATAAAGACTAGTGCCTGCCCCATATTTCGCGGCAAGAGGAGCATAAGCGTCCCTTGCTGCGTCTAGCGCGCCGATGGCGCTAGTTTGGCCACCCTGCAATGCAGCCGTCCCAGCCGTCTGGTTTTGCTGATACAGCTCAGTATTCTTTGCAGCAGCTTCTTTCGCGGGCCTGCCCGTGAAAACGTCTGTCAGACTATCAAGAAATCCCATTAGCCTGGCTCATATTGGTCAGTGGTTGCATTGTATTTCAGCGTTTGCGTGGCAGTCGGGTTGGTCGATGAGACCTTCTTTGTCGGTAAATTTTCCATGATGTTCTTCAATCGCTCAAATCCAAAAACGGTTGGCGTGCCATCTGGATTGAACCATTTATCATTCTGGTCACCGACGAGAAGTCTCATGCCGGTTGCAACTCCGCTGCCATCTCGCCGCCCATCAACCCGAAATGAACATTGCTTGATTGCTTCACGCGAACAATTCGTCCTTGCGACTTAGAGCGACCGCACTGGTTAACTCGCACTCGTGTTTTGCCAAGCGACTGTCGGCCGATCTTACAAACTCTTGGAGTGGAGAATGTCTCGCCGCCATCATCCGACCAATCGATTTCGATCTCAGGGTCTGTCGCGGTAGGGTCAGCGCCAGTTGAGTCGCCAACACCTACCGCGATATCAATCCATATTGAGGGAACGCGGATTTGTGCTGGAAATTTCTGAACTGGCTTTGACCAGACATGCGTCTCGATTGGCTTATCGATATCTAAATGCGATGACTTTGTGATCTCGACAATATTCCCAGAATCAGTGTCACCAGTAAGCCATTTGTTAAAGGCATACACAGGTCCAGCAACACGTGATCGCAGACCAAGATATTTTGCCTTCTCGTTCCACCAACCAGTGTTTGTATTAAGAACCCATGTCCACGCGGGGCAAGAGAGCTCGATCATCCCATGGCCACGGGAAATATATGCAGACATCTCCAGTGTTGTTTTGTCTGAGACTGACTCGATTAAACCATCCAGATCGGGAGGCGAAACCGGGGTTGGTGTAAGACCATCCAATCGATATACTTTGTTATCATCGCCAACAAAATGCGGACCGCGTGAAAAATTATCCTCAAATCCTGCAACACAATAAGGTCCAGCAATACCACGAGCGATTGTTGTAACCTTTGAAAGAGGAAACGGCGACGTTCCCGCGTCGGAATAAACGCCAGTCGCCTTACGACCAAAAGCAATAAGTTTGCTGCCCCATGTAATCGCACGCAGAAGTCCGCCTGACGTTTGATCAGTTGTAAAAGACAACGCGTCAACAGTAACAGCATTCAGGCCAGATGCCCAAATTTGCCCAGAGCCGGTAGTAAATATAAAATAGCCGTCGAACTGTGTTACAGAATTAACCGATGGCAAATCACTATCGAATGAATTTGTTACCGTTGCCGGTGTGAACGTTGCAATGTTGCCATCAGGGTCGACGAACACCTTATCCGGAGTAGCCGCATTGTTTGACGCGAAAAAGCCCTTCTTCGTGCCAGTAAGATTTCCGACATTAGTTGACGCACCGCCTGTGCTCGACCACTTCTCCAGCTTATTGTTGAAGGCCGCATAAAGCACGTTTGCTATAAAGATCCCACCACGATATCCAGTCCGCGCACTCGTACCGAAAGCATTAAGACCAGGTACGCGATGGATGACATATGGGTCCCGTGCGCCTTCACCCATTGGCTCTGCGTAGCAATTAATAAGCCTGCCAGCCCCTTCACACGGCCTCAATCCAGGAGCCGTCGAATAAGGCCAAGAGATCGCCACCATCAGAAATATTCCCCGCGCTGGGGGGAATAGACCGGATCAGTACTGCCAATGCGCCTTAACGTATTCTGATCGCGCATTAAGGCCGCATCATTGATCGGAGAGCCAAAACTTGGCCCTGCGTAGTTTGCTAGAAGGCTTGCTATGGGAAGAAAAACTGAGACGTCGATCGCATCGGCATCTGAAATGTAAAACACACGATCTGCTGATAATTGCGCGATCAATGGGTCAAAGAAATTATCAAGTGTATTATAATCTTCACTGGAAAGCGCCTCTCCCGGCTGCACCAACCCTAAATTAATCCCGGCACGCTCGATAGTCTGAGCGCGCGTCTTGACGACATCGACCACTATCTGACCTCGTCATTTACTGTTAAAAAATGAAAAAGGGCGGAGCCATAGCCCCGCCCAATCGTCGTTAGACTGTTGCTGAGAACGGCGTAGCTTCAGTACCGGAGGAAACCATCATGCCGGTGACAGAGAAGAAGCCGGCCTTGATGTCTTGCAGCTCGATCCAGTCACCGATATTGACGCCACCGGTTGTGGTGCCGTTCAACGTGATGGTGTCCGAATCCGCCGCGGTTTCCCAACCAACGACAGTATCGCCACCATCCTGTGTGGAAGAGATAGAACCCGCCATAATGTCAGTCGAGTTCGCAACCTTGATCACATAGTTTGATGTGTTAACAACGCTGTTGACGAACCGGTACTTCGCACCCGTGCCAAGAGCGGCAGGAAGCGTGAAGGTCAAAGCCGCGCCGGCAGCGCCCATAAGAAGGGTTTTGCCGTCGTGGCTTTCCTGCGTGATCGTCGTACTTGCAGTGAGAGTCGCTAAACGGCTCTGACCGCTGCGAGCGTCCTGATCCAGAACTGGACGGGACGAGTTGAGAGAAGTAGTCATGTTTGTTGTCCTTTCCTAGTTCAATGATTAGTCGGTAGCCGATGCGAAGAAGCCTGTTGCGCAACCCCATTGAACCAAATTCGATCCAGTGCTTGGGTGCTTCTTGAACATCTTCGAAACGCCGTAGGCCATCTCGATGCCAACGCCGGTGACGAACCCGTAATCATCTTCCTTACGGAAAGTGGGACGAGCCATCTGTCCCCAAGCGAACACTGCCGCTTGCTGACCGCACAGGAACACAGGCTCAACGCGCGCATTGGCGGCACCAGCTGTCTTAAGGGTGGTCCAGACGTTGGTTACGAAGGACGAAATCTCCGGTACCTGCCGAGCGATAATACCATCGTAAATCTGGTCACCGTCTTGGAACAGCGGGTTCTTATTGACACCGTTCTGCTCTCGCGGCCGAGCATCCTTGTTAACGGTTTCCAAGGAAGCTTTGAGGTCGCGGAACGGATTGATGCCCATAAAAGCTACAAAATACTCATAGCCATCGGCTGTTTTGAATGGACGAAGTCGCGGGTTGGCACCCATCGCGACACGCTTGAGCAGAGCCAGATTGGCTGCCGTTAGCTTATCGTTCGTGGCGTCCACGTTTGCCAGAGCGGTCGCATGGACCGCGTTATAATTTGCAGTCGAATTACCGTACAAAATGCGATCGGAGTTGGCCACGTTCCAAGTATTACGCTGAGCTGCGGTAGCCAGGTCGTACTGGATGCCGTTGACACGAGTGCCTGTGCTAGGAAGCGTTTCAGATGGAAGAGCCATAAGCGCAGCAATCAACTCGTCGCGCTGAAGCTCCTTGCCCCAATCGGACAGCAGCGGCTTTGCTTCGCCGAAGATGTCTGCCGAGTCCTTCTGGCTTTCCGCTTTATTGGTAACCACAGCATTGCGGGCCCAATCAAGGCGAACTCGCATACCGTAATTGTCGACCTGCTCTTCGTTACCGACTAGCGTTCCGGTCGAGACACCAGCTCCCGTCAAGCGAGAGACGAGCGGGATGTTCATTTCCTCGCCGCCGTTTTTCAAATCACTCTTTACACGAATGATCGAATTCAGTGCTGTTCCCATGTAGGGAGAGAACAAATTGCCGCGAACGTATTCGCGGTTTATTTCCTGAGTGTATTTGACCAACTTATTGTTGGTCTGAACCGTAGTGACGGCCATTTCTGATCCTTTCTTGCGCCGTCATCCACCCAATAAAAAACCCGCCATAGAGGGCGGGTTGTTTTCGATATGGTTGGTAAGATCAGCGCATCGCTGCTGCGAATAGACTTTCGTTGGAGAGGTCACCTCCGTCAGTCAGAGACGCGGCCGCTGATGCAGCTCTGCCTAGACTTGGAGGAATGTTGAAAGTAGGTTTTGGCTTCTCTTCCGAAACTGGTTGGAGCTTTGCCATAAGCTCGCCCCTGAACTTTTCGTCCTTCAAGGATTCATCCAACCGACGTTGAAAGAACCCGTCAGGGTTTCTGCTGGCCTCGTTGCCGCGATACCAAGAGACAATGTCCCCGAATGGGTCCATCGACTTCTTGACCGCTTGGACAACTGCCAAGGCTTGTGGATCATTGGTTGCTGCCGCCTGATCCAGAATTTTGAACGCTTCCGTTACCGTCTCTTCTCCATGCTCCCGGATCGCATCGCGACGGGAAACTGACTCAACAAAAGTTGAGAACTGTTGCTGGAGTGGAGTGAGAGCTTCCTGAACATTGGCACGGACAAATTCATCCGGCTTTTCGAACAGGTCAGGTTTTACCTCGTGCTCTACTGGTTTCGTTTGCAGGGCGCGTCGTTCGGCTTCCTGAGCGCGGCGTTCAGCCCGATCAAGTGCCTCACGAAGTTGTCGCATGCCAACAGTTTCGACTGGCGCAGCTTGTTCAGCAGGCTTTGCTTCCTGCGTAACTACTGGCTTAGCTTCAGGCTCTTCGCTCTTAGGAGCAAAGCGGCCATGCTCGTCGCGGTTGACGCCCTCACCTTCCGTAACATTATCAGTCACGGTAGGCTGTTCATCACTCAATGCAGAATTGAAAAGTTCCTCGTTAGAGATTTCCATGTTTCACCTGTTCGCCGTGTCGTGGCGTGACGATGCCGACATAACGCTGCCTGCGTGCGGATAGAGATGCGTCGTGACGTGACGCTGTCGGGTAGTACCGTCCCTGTGTCGTCGGGTGCGTTACGATTCTGGTATCTGACGGGCGGCCGATCCGGCCTGCTCACGGTCAGCGTTGCGATGAGCATGGTCGATTACGACCTCAAGCGGCGCCAAGGTGGATTGCGTTGAAATATGCGCCGCCTGAGCGCGTTTATGGGTTGCATTGGCATTGGTGTCGTTGATGTCTGCCAACGCTTGTGCGGCTTGAATTTCAGGTGGCAACTCGAACTTTCCTGGAAAAGATTGACGCGGTGCACCCTTTTCCTGTGCAGATGCCATGTTCAACATCGCCTTAGAACGTGTCTCGATAACGTCGGCTTCCTTACCTGCTACTTCTGCCGCCGCCGCACGTTGCTGTAGCGGATCAGGTTGCTGAGCCTGTGAAGCATCTCGAAATTCCTTCTTCGCAGATGATGGAAGTGCTGAAGTATCCAGCAAAACCTTCACCGCGGCCTGCGCTTGAGGCGGCGTAAGCATGCCCGCGATAGCTGGCAGCACCTGCGAAAGCGTCTCGTAAACGTCCGCTTGAGCGTTTACCGTGTCTGGGCCTTCATCCAGGATAATGTCGACGTCCAGAGAGCCCAACGCATTGACCATCGTCGGATAGCCCGTCTGCGGATCTTTCCCTGTACCATTTATCTGAATGAACTGAGCTAAACCTTCGTTATCTGTCACCCGAATAAAACGTTCAGCAGTCCAATATTTTTGCACAATCGGTAATACCGCACGGTAAACCCTGAGCTTCCAACCGCGATACCCGAGAATGTACGGACCTAGCTCAGCCATGCCAGCTTGCTGAAGCAGCTGGATCGCACGACCAGACTGGTTCTGGATGTCTCCAATCAGCGCTTGGTTAGGACCAAAATTATCGAGTTCTTGCTTGTCATCTTCCAGAAGCTTGGACCAACCAGCGAAGTCGAACGACTGGTCGTCAGCCTTCATGCCTTCGTTGACGTTTTTGGCGTTGATGACGACTACACCATCAGCACGAGCGTATTCTTGCCTAGTCTTCTCAATGTCCGTTACAGCACCTGCACTTAGGATCAGCCGCTTCGATGCTAAGATATGGTTCAACTTAGAGTGTTTATAGTTGAACGAATCCTGGGTGGACTTCATGTTCCGCACGAAACCGTAGCGATCGCCGTCGTGATCGACGTTGCACGAGAACATGATGTATTTACAGATAGTCTTGTTCTTTTCGTCTACTAAGTAAGATTCGCCCTCCATCAGGACGATCGAACCCGTGAACATCATCCAACACCAAACACCCTTGCGCTGATACCAGATGTCAACCATGCGAACGAGGCGCTTAGTGCCGTCAAATGAGAACCACTTCTGCTCACGATCAGGGTTGCTGGTCAGATCGCTGTCGGCCCCGCCACATCCAGCCTTAATCGCATCGGCCTGATCTGGGAACATATCGCAGGCCGTATCAACATCCAGCCACTTACCTTCGCCCATATAGCGAGCATCGGAGAAGTCTGGTTTATAAGAACGCGGATCATAGAAAAACGAATCCGGCTCAACGATAGCCAACCCAACTTCAGGATCACCATGGTCGCCTGCTTCGATCTCGATCTGGATTCCGCCGATGCCATCGATCGCCGCGTCACGCCCGACCTCAGGTGAAATAGATTTCCAATCTTGCTCATCAAGCACATAACGAAGAACCGCAGTTGCGAGTTCAGCGCCTTGATCCTGTTTTGGCGTTCGCGGGTAGGCCTTCGGGTCCTGTCTTAAACGCTCGATCAGCCCGATCGTACCGTCGATCTTCCGGTTGATGCGGTTACGTGTGCTCGGCGGCTGCCGGCGGGCCTTCAGGACCTTGAGTTGCTTCTCAGTCCAGTGCGCTCCATGATAATATCGACGAGCTTCCTTTTGCTCCTCAATCTCATTAGTTTTATTGCCGAGATAGTCGAGGTACGCCTTCTTACTCTTCTCAAGCGGCCAGTAACCATTTTTCTTTCCCGACCCGCTTACGCCACCAACTGCGGTCGCAGTAGAACTTCCGGGACTGTAACCGGTCTGGTTCATCAATATGCGACCCAATCGTTGTCGTTATTTTCAGGCTGCGATGCGCGGTATCCGCTCGGATTATCTGGGGCATTCGGCACCCCTCGCTTCTCGCCATTCGTCATCTTATCGAGTAGTTGACCGACCAACCCGAGCGCGTCCACCTGATCGTCATGCTTGCCTGCGGGAAAGCTGAGAAGCTCAGAACGAAATGCCGGATACCAACTTGCCTGATGTGGCACGTAGAGCCCTTCTTGGGCCATTCGGCCACGAATCGGCTGGGCCCTGACACCCTTGTCTCCGCGAGTTGGGAATGGTTCTCGATAGACATAAGCACCACGCTCACGTTGCCTGAGATCTATAAGCGGCCCCACACCCGATCTGATTTGGCCTTGCTCTTCAGCCCATCCAATGGGGTGCCATTGCTTGACGAGATCGCAGAAGGCTTCGACCCATTCGTCAGAAGCCGCTTGCTTGCGCCACAAATCGAGCAGGTACATCCGGCCTTCGGGATCAAGGCCAACAACCGCATGACAAGTGAAATCCCCGCCATCTGCCGTGACCGCGTAGTCCGACCCGCCGTAGACGCGGAGCGTCTTGAGATCCGGCGCTTTGTCATATGGCTTCAGCCAATCGGCCTTGAAGTAATCGCCTTCTTCGGGTGCGGGACGTTGTTGATAGAGAGCGGACCAATCACGAGCGCCAATCGCAGCTCTAATGCGCGCTAGCGCCTCTTCATCGTACCATTCCGGCCATAGCGCGTTCCTTGCCTCGTCAAGCGCGGGAAGATCGAGGACGTCCCACTTATCGCCGCCTTGTGCATTTAACAGCCGGCCAGCCAGGTCGTCCTCATGCCAGCGTGTTTGAATTAGAACAACCGCACCACCTGGCATTAACCGCGTGTACGCCGTTGAGGTGTACCAGTCCCACACACGCTGTCGGCGCAGTTCGCTATCGGCCTCCTCACGATCCTTAAACGGATCGTCGATCAATAGAACATGAGCGCCACGGCCCGTAACAGCCGTTCCCACGCCGGCCGCGACATATGCCCCGCCTTGATCGGTATTCCAGCGCTCCGCAGCTCGGCTGTCCTCTCTAAGCCTCGTATCGAATACAGCCGCATATTCGCGACTGGCCACGATATTACGAACCTCTCGGCCAAAATCGCTGGCAAGGTCGCTATTGTAGGATGCCGCGATGATCTGCCGTTTTGGATTACGGCCAAGATACCAAGCTGGAAAGCGTCGTGACGCTAATTCCGATTTGCCGTGCCGAGGTGGCATGAAGATAGCGACACGGTCACTCTCGCCTCGCTCTACGGCCTCTAACTTATCTGCAATCCGTTTATGATGCGCTGCACTAACGTAAGCGTCGTTCGTATATTCAGTGAACGCTATCAGGCTCTCCGCCGCGTCCTTCCGCTTCAACAACTCCCGGGCGATCTGCCGCGGCGTCACGGAGGAAGGAGACCAACTCGTCTCTGGTCCAATCTGTTGCATCGCGTTTATCGTCAATGGTTACCGTCGATTCCTGCGCGGGCTTGCCGTCGAGGCGGTCGGCGATTGCGTTAATGGCAGGCAAGGCGTCTTTGTTCGGCAGCGTGGCCAAGAACAGAAGATTGCGCGCGATCTCACGCAGCATCTTGTGATTTCCACCCGCGCCTGCGATTTCCATCCGGAGCGCGTCAGCAAATGGTTTGTCTTTTGGACGGCCACCTGGATTGGCGTTATTACCCTTTTGGAAGGCCATGGTTTTGCACGATCAAATTATTGAACTAACAGCATTTACTAGCTTCATCGTCATGACGGATTTTACGAATGCGAGGCGCCATTAGGCCCTTTGCCTCGAAACAGCATGTTTTCTAGCTCGGGGTTTGGAAGACTTGGGTTTTGTTATGAACAATAAGTCGTTTGGTCCCAATGAAACTGGGGGCCTGATGGATTTGAACGCCGTTATTTCAGATTGAAGAGCTTTAGCGGCCCAATGTTGTGCATTTTGTGCCGCTATCCAAGCACCAATGGCGGATAAAACAGCCGCTAACGCAGCGATCATCAGAACAACTTCAATTGCTTGCATATCCAAACCTCTTCGCACATTGCGCTGAATATTCAGTAAGTTGATGGGGTTATTGATTTCGCGCTTTAAAGAACCCCGGACGACGCGCCAAACTCTCTGGGTGCCACTAAGGGCCAGGATGATTGAAGAGAGTTGGCTCTGCGCCGTCCGGTAACTGTAGATTATGCCGCCATCCATTCTTCGATACGGCGCTTTGTTTCGGCAAAATCTTCTTCTGCCATCGGTCCGCAAAATTTCACAACGCTTCGTTCGCCACTACAAAACTCAACACCGACCCAAAGAGGCTCCTCATGCGTCAGCATCCGTACAGGCTTACCTAATTTTTTATCACTCCCGAAATAGCGGATATTACCAACAGCGCTGTTTACGGTTTGTGGGTTGAACATTAATTCAGCCACCAACGAATAGATTTCACACGCATTTTAATCTCTGGGAAAATCAAGTGATCCATCGCGAACCAATGCACTTCGAAAAAAATAAATGATAGGCGAAACTCACGAGCGAATTCATAAGGTAAAATGAACTCTCCCACTGGCCACATCAGCTCGATTGGTCGGAGTCGACGAAGCCACATCATCTAACAAAAAACCCGCCGCGGAAATCTCCGGGCGGGCGCAAAAATCGACGTTCTCATTTCTACATATTTGATTTGCGAATCGAGCGCAAGGATTAGTCCATTCGAAAAATAGGTTCGTAAAAACTCTATTTTTCCTGACGAAGTTTTCCCGAGTTCCATGCTTACTCCTCAATCCTCAATTCCTTTGCCAGGGCATTCAACCCGACACGAAGATCGCCTAACTCGACATCGCTCGGGTCCCTCTCCTCAATGCAAACCCGGCGGACGGCAATCAAAATATGCCTATCCCGACCTAACGACCTCCCCAATTCCGTGAGCCTTTCGAAACATGCGCTGTATCGCGTTCTAAGACTCACACAGCGCTTTTGATATTCTTCCGCATCCGACCTAGCTTCGTCTCCTGAAAACGCATACCCGGGCTTCCCTGAGTCATTGAGAAGGCTTCCAGAGCGAGGCGAACTAACTGGGATGCCATTCACGCTTGCGAACGCTCTCACGAGCAACGCCCACTCGTTGCCGGCGCGGTGTTGCAATTCGGAAATCTGATTTGTGAAGCGCAACCGTCCAAGCGGGTAGCCAAGCAATTCTGACTTGGCGGCGTTACGGTCTTTCACGTGCCGTCGGTGAGGCTGGCTCAAGATCGCGGAAATATCCACGATCTCCCCTCGAGATTTCCCCTGAGCGTCACGTCGCACATTAGTTTTTCGAGGACGCCCAGATTTTAGTTTCGCCATAACTACCTGCATTATCGCTCCTCAGGTTTCGAGTGATATTCAAAACGGAATCGGATCATCCAACCGTTCCTTCGTGTCATGGATCGCCTTCAGCGGGTCTTCGACTGATCGGCGTATGGCGGTGATCGTCGCACCCGGAAACACCAGCTTGGTTTTTGCAATGTCGGGGTAGTTCGACAGCAACCGCCCGATCTCATCGAGCGTGTAAACCGTGACCTTGCGCCCCTCGCCGACCACGGCGTGGGCATGCGCGTCATCCGGCACGATCGCGGCGACGCTGCCGTCCTCAAGCGGAACCTCCCACACATGGGGCGAGAGCGGTTGCTTGCCCGCAGCGACCGCAGCCTTGTCGAGCGCCAGCCAGGCGGCGACCATCCGCCCCGCCTCTCGCCGCACAGCTTCCAACTCGCCATGCCAGATCGCCTGGTTGAGCAGGTAGCGTTGGCGG